TGGTTGAGCAATAGACCCCGTGTTGAGGATGATTTAGAGATTCAAGTGTTAGTTTTTATGGGAACCTATAACGAAGAAGTGTCCGAAACCAGCTCACAAACAAGTTTCATTAGTACTATGTACGAAGAAGCTTATAAGGCTGGCAAGAACTTTTCTAAGCGAATAGAAGTTTTCATGGAAGATTACAAGGGTCTCTTTGATGCTATCAAAACTATTGGTGTCATCACATCTCTATGTGGTGTAGCCGGTGGTCTCTTGAATTATTTCACTAGCCCGAAGAAGGAGGTGGAATTTGCAGTTGAATCGACCGGGCGTCCTGGTGGTAAAGGGAAAGGTAGAAGACCCAATAGACAGAAAAAGATGAGAGTCAAAGTTGAATCTGAACCATGGTTTCAAGCTGAGGGTGGTAGAGATACAAGTGCACATGATATGATGTTGAATGTATACACCAGAAATTTGTATGAGTTGTTTTTACCTAAACGCTCACGCAGATGTGGATTCATTCTTTTTATCAAAAATCGTGTTTTTCTTATGCCTTTACACTTTCATAGATCAATTGAGAGAGGTATTCAAGGTGGTGTCTATGAGCAAAATGAATGTGCTACACTCAAAAAGTGTGGTGCTGACATAACGCTCTCCTTGCCACTTAAGTATTTCCTTAAGATTAGTAGCCCCCAAAATGATGGTGAAGATTTTTGCTTGGCTGAAGCTGATTCTTCCTTTCCCTTGCACCGTGACATCACAGGTTATTTTTGTGACAATTCCCTTTATGAGAAAACGTTTGACAAACAAGGTTCTCTTCTGTGCCCAAACAGAGATTCCGTGTTTGAAAAAACAAATTCTGATTTTAAGCTACTCGATGACATTGAACATGCTAGTGAATATGAAGTTTACTACAACACCATCTCTATTGTATATAACATAGATACCCAAGTTGGTGATTGTGGAGCTCCTTTTTTCCTGCGCAATGCTTCAGTTGTTGGTGGTCGAATCATGGGAATACACATTAGTGGAACTGAAGTTGGTCAAGGAATGAGCGTTGTAGTAACGTCTGATGATATTAATTCTATGATTGCAGCGGTTGATTCCGTTAAGATCAAGAATTTTGATCACCAGTATGTAAATCAAGGTGAATTCCCAGAATACTTCCGTGGTACCATACCTATTGGAAGACATCCATCTCAAGTTCGAAACCCAGTTGTCACGAAAATTGTTCCCTCAAAATTGATGGATGTCTTTGGTCCTCGAAAAACCAAACCTGCCCGCTTAGCTAGAGAGTTTGAAGGTGATATTCTAAAGTTTGATCCCTTTATGAATGGCTTGCTCAAAAATGTTAGAGATAGACCAGCTGTTGATCTTAGTATCTTAGAGGTTTGTGAGGACAACCTTTACACATACTTAATTAATAGTTCTGGTAAACCGTCTTCTGTCAATAAGAGGACTTTAACATTTGAGGAAGCTGTTCTTGGTATCAGTACCATCTCCTACTGTGACGCTATACCCAGGAACACTTCATCTGGATACCCTTACGCAATGCCCGGAGGCTTATGTGAAGGAAAACCTGGAAAAACTGCGTTCTTTGGTGATGGAACTGATTATGATCTTACTAATGAGAATTGTGAAGCTCTGAGAAAGAGAGTTCTTGAG